AGTACCTCGGAATAAAAGACCAGAACACGGCAAGGTTCCTCGAAGACCTGCGACAGGATATCTCAACCACACTCTGTATCTACGAACCAGGAGACGAACTGTATAAGGACATGAGCGAGGATGTCCAGCTAATAGAGATAGACAGCCTCTACGAATACGATCCTACTTTATAACCACTTCACATAATGAAAGTTCTCTCACTTTTTGGAGGTATCGAATGCGGACTCGTCGCACTCAAGAGACTCGGCATCGATATCGAGGAATACTACTCATCCGAGATAGATCCATACGCGATAAAAATCACGACAGCCAATCACCCAGAGGTGGTCCACATAGGATCCATCACCGACGTAAAATATCGAATGGGTGAACTCCAATGGATAGGGGGGGGGTCGCGTACCCAGATAGACCTCATGATATGAGGCTCTCCTTGTCAGGACCTCTCCATTGCAAAGGCGAACGGAAAATGACTCAACTGAGAAAAGTCGGGTCTCTTCTTTGAATACATGAGACTCCTCACCGAGATACGACCTCGGTATTTTTTGCTGGAGAACGTAGCATCGATGAAGAAAGCAGATCGTGACGAAATCACTCGCATCATCGGAGTGGAACCAATTATGATAAACTCCGCCCTCGTATCTGCTCAGAACCGAAAGCGGCTCTACTGGACCAATATACCAGGAGTACAGCAACCAGAGGACCGTGGAATACTCCTGAAGGATATCCTCGAGGATATCCCAATGGATGATGAGCGGTGGAAACCTATCCCAGAGAAATATCTGACTGAAAAATTCAAGGTTCGTATTCGAGAAGCAACGAAGCTCTGATACGTGGAGCCTGAAGTGTGAGATGCGGTGGATATGTCTCAAGAGAACTCAAAAACTCGTAGAGGTCGATTAATGAAGGGGGGGGGGAATTCCAATGCATTACTAACCTGAAATAACATTATGGTAATATGAATCCGCGAGAAATCACTCGCTATCACCGCATCGTATGCGAAGAAAAATATACAGAATTATATGGAGAAACTTGATTGACAAGTGGTACTCTGATATACGGTACTTACAGAAGCAAGATCAGAAGAGGCAAAAAGAATAAGACAAGAAAAAAGGAAAGAGAGTGGTGTAGATTTTTCTCCGAGGAGATGAAAGGTATTACTTCCTCGAGAAGACTGCAAGAGCAATTGTCTAACGACTGGAATCACCAAAGAACATATGGTGTGTGGTATCACCCAGAAACCCCGAGGAAAGAACTCTGGAGGTATCGCATACGACGGTGAAAAGTCTCCCACGATCACGGGATCCTTCGAAGATAACTCCAAGCTCGTCGTGGAGTATGACCTCGAATACTACTGGAGAAAGCTCACACCGATAGAATGCGAACGTCTCCAGACACTCCCAGATAATTACACAGCATGCGTCTCGAACTCCAGACGGTACAAGGCAATCGGGAACGGATGGACGGTGGATACGGTCGCTCATATTTTTTCTTACTTACCATGATCGAAACCCTCCGAATCACCTGCAGAACCCACACCAGAGTAAGCTGGCTCTTCATGGCAATCCCCCAGGTGGGTCTCCCTGAAGCCTGGCCACGTCGTGGGTCCCACCTCATCCTAGAAGCTCAACGCCTCGGTTTCTGAAAGTATCTGATAATTTCTGAAGCAGAAATTATATAATATTTTTTTCACCTATGCCTCCATTTGTAATATATACACTCCAGGATAACTGAGAGTATAAACAGGATAGATTCACCCTCTGGCAGCGCATCAAAAAGCATGGCTGGAACGCCCGTATTTTCTAATCAATCGTATATGGAAAAATTATATATCCCAACTCATGAAGAACTCCTGGAGATGAAATTCGTCGTTCGAGAATGGGAGTGAGAAATATATCAATACGAGTTCAACGCAATCTCATGGCATCCCGCAACCTGACTCTCGAAAAAAATGGAATGGCGCCTGAGTTCGTGGCATCAACCATGGTATCCGAGATCGCGCCAGGATGTCGAACTTCTTATATCTAGATATAACCCAATCCAATAACCATGGAAAACACGTACATACCATATAGCAAGCGAAATAATATCGAGGATACTGACCTCGCCTGACTTCTTGATTATGTCGAGAGAGTCATGGGATGGGATATCGAATACTTCGAGGGAATGGACGATCTCATATACGCCTATGACTTCGGAAAAAACAAAACCCTCAACCTCTGGCATGACGATGAGGTACAATTTTTGTATTCATGACTTGACCTAAGAATGCCAAAGGATATCTTCTATCGATCGTACAAAACCCTCCTCCCCGTGATTCGAGATTTATACCGTAATAAATAACCACCATGGCTATCGCATTTCCTAAAAAACTTCCTGACATGCCAAAAGCTGGATGGAAGGACTGATTCGATAAATTCAAACTGGCCACGACTGCCAAAAAAGAGAAGGCAACCGCGCCACCGAAGAAAGTAAACAAAAAGACGAAAACTGTTGACATCCCACCTCCAGATGTAAACGAAAAACTCGCATTTCCAAAACCTCCACCAAAGGAAAAGAAAAAACCAAAGCCACTCAAAAGAACTCCCCTGAAGCCACCGACGAAACCGATCGCTCAGATATGAAAAAAACGTCGAGAGCGCATCGATAGCGGAGGGTCCGAGACTGACATGAACCGGGAGATCTGGAATACACGCCCTCATTGCTGCGAACAATGCTGAGTCATCATGGAGAAAGCCCTCGAACCATTTATATGGATAGAAGACTCCAAAGGTGAGAAGGTCCAGAAACTCGTCCGCCCGGAATGCTTCGCTCACAAACTCGCAAAAAAGATGTACCCCCAGCACCGAGTGGATCCTCGAAATATCACACTCGTCTGCTCCAGGGACTGCCACAAACTCGTAGACCTCGAATGGTCCGACCTCGAATGGAGGCGCATATTCGATGAAGAGCTCACGAAAAATCCTATTTCTTAATTTCCCATATGCACATACTCCTCTACATCTGCGCCATCTTTGCTCCAGGACTCATGGCATTATTCTGTCTGGTCCAATTTTCCCAGGCGATCGTCGAGACGACGGTGGATTTGAAAAACAAAATCATCCTCGGCGTCCTTCTCCTTTCGCTCGTATACAACCTCGTCCTTCTTACTTCCCTATACTTTAAATAATACCCACCATGCTCAATCAAGCCTCCATCATCTGAAACATGACCGCGGATCCTGAAATAAAGGAAACACCGAACGGCCACAAAGTCGCAACCTTCTCCATAGCTACCAACCGAAAATATAAGGACGGTAACTGAAAGAAAATCGAAGAGACAGACTATCATAACGTCGTCTGCTGGCAAGGTCTCGCTGAGATCGTCGAGAAGTACGCCTGAAAGGGTAAAAAACTCTTCATCCATGGGCGAATGAAGACTCGAAGCTGGGAGGATACCAACTGAGTCAAAAGGTACAAAATGGAGATCATAGCAGAAAGCCTCGAGCTTCTCGGTGGTCCCAATAAGAATGCAGAACACGATCAGGGATGATTCCCAGACGACACTCAAGTACCACCAACACCTGCGAAGCGCACCAAAAAGAACCCAGATGGTGAAGAAATCGCCATCGAAGATATCCCGTTCTAGAATCTAACCTTTATACCCAATGGCCTGGAGACCTCCCAAGAGAATACCGAAAATAGGTAAGGCTCAGATATTCAAAACTGACGACATGGATAAAAAGAAGATAAAGCAGCAAATCGCAAAAAAGAGATACGAGATCGAAATGCTCCAGATAGAACTGGAGCATCCAAAAAAAGAAAAACAGGAAAAATCACAAATAGGTTTTTGTATAAATTAATTACTTTTTAACATTTTTTATACACCATGTCAAAAACTGCCGTCCAGGAACTGAATGACCGCCTCAAGCAGGACGGTCTTCTTCTCCAGATACATCCATACGATACAAAGCTCACCGGGTATCAAATCGAACTCGTAGAGCTGAAGGTCAAGGGACCATACGAGGCCCCTACTTTCAAATTCAAAATCACCGGGATCCGCGTCGAGAGAATCGCTGAATCATACACCCTTGCATTCTACTACAACGTGAGGAGCTACAACGTCCACATTCAAAACTGTATAAATAATTTCTTCAATCCCCAGCTTTCCCTCGGTACTCCAGAGGACCAATACCAGTGAGTCGTGGATGACATCCGAAAGGTCCACTACGAGTACAAGCGCGATACAAAGGACGTCGACCTCTTCATGCTGGAGTTCACCACCATAAGCTCGAAGTACGACACCGATCGTGAGGGTGAAGACTTCACGATTATCGAAGGGTCCGTACTCCCTACCGACTTCCTCGAGCTCGTGAAACTCCGACGTCACCTGGATGGAGAAAAGAGGTTCTGCGCACTCCTCACCGATGACGACCAGGAGACTATCGATAAACTCCTGGAGAAACGTACTGAGCAGCGTGAGCAACGCCAGCTTCTCGAGAACGCGATGAAGGATCCACTCCAGGAATTCAAAAGAGCGCTCGAAGCGATGCGTGATGATATCGGAAAGGATAAGACCTACACCTTCATTAAAGAGGCGATGGAAGCTCTCATCGCAACTCCGACATTCAAAAAGAAAGCCATCAAAAAAGCCCTGGAGAAATAATTTGCATTATAAGGCAATATTAATAATATTGAACTACCCGAACTTTTCGGGTAGTTCATTTTTATGGCAAAACGCATCAAGTGGGAAGACAGCTGAAGTATCAAACTCACTCGCTGGCTCGAAGTCTCACGATCGTATCTCATCGAGTACGGTCACATACCCGAGGATTCTCTCATCTTCTCTCACATAGCATCAGAGTGACATGACGAGAGAGAAAACCAAAAAAAGGTGCGTCTATGACTCAGGCGAGGTCTCCCTGATTTTATCATTTCCATCCCTTCAGAAATCTCGGCAAACGAGAAACCAATCCTATTATTCTTCGAGCTCAAGGAGCCTAATAAACACAACGGCAAAACCCCAAAAGCTACTGCAGAGCAGCTTCTATGGCTCGAAGCATTAGGTAGAACCGAGGGAGTGAAAACAAAGCTCTGTATCTGATATCAGGAAGCAATCACATTCTTCCTCGACCACCTCTCACTTAAGGCGAAAAGTCGCCTCGACCAGGTAGGACACATCGAACTCATAGAGGATCGCGTGTGGGTGAGAAAACTCTATGCAGAGCTTAATACCGCGAGCGATAGCTAATCACTCGAACTCGCGACCACGGGATGGGGAAACCCAGACTTTCATAGCGGTCCAAGCGGAACCCTGAACACGAAAACCACGAAAGTGGCGTCGATTGGTGAGGGAGCAATTCGAGCCAGGTGTGCCGGATTTACTACCCGGTGGTTCGTAGAGTCATACAACCTTCCCAATATCGAATAGTCGCGATTTTGCTCATTGGCGCGAATAACCTCACCTCCCTATCTTGCAGGGTGTACGATGGGAGGTCCGTGCCGGCTTCGATGGCTAAGAACCATCTGTCGGCTCCATTTATTTTCTTTTTATCTATCCTATGACCAACACGCTCCCATTCTGGACACTCCAGCATTTATACGTCATTCTCTCCCTAGCGGACATTCGAGAGATCGGCGACATCCTGGAAATCAATCACGTATTTTCTATCCTTCACCCAGAGGTGGAGAGAATGGAAGAAAAACAAAATGACCTCCGCGATCGCGTACAACCTCTTATAAACGAAAAGAAAATGCTTGCAGAGCAACGTAAAAATCGTGAGGCTGAAAGGAAAAACGCTGCAGATATTATCGACCGTCAGGAAAAGGTAGATAGTAAGCTCAAGGCACTCGATATAGAACTCCAGGACATCCAGGGAACGTGTCCAGAGTTCGAATGGACTGATGCTACGATCGGAATCATCCGAGAAGTGGTCCCTCACGTATTCGATAAGCTCGGAACCCAGCATGACCAACTCAGTGGATACCGACGTATCAAGGCAACTGCAGAGATGATTCAATTCTTCGAAATTCCATCGCTCAGTTTGTAAAAGGCGAAGAAATCCCTATAATACTCACCGACGGACTCTGCTATCGGGAGTACCGATACCGTCGTGAAAAAAGACCCATTCGTGGGCCTTTTTTCTTGCCTTTGCAATTTCACTTATTCTGCATAGAATAGCCTCATTATACCTAATCACACCAAACTATGCCAGATTCAAAAGCAGAAAAAGAAATCAAGGTAAGTTTCAAGACAGAGATGAAAAAGGTCGAAGACCTCATTATCTATGATAAAAATAACAAGGATCATCCAGAAGAACAAATCAAAGAATTCATAATATCAATTCAAAAGTATGGAGTAGTCCTCCCATTGATTATAGATAAAAAGAATGTCATCATAGCATGACATGGAACCAGAGAAGCATGTCAGAGACTCTGAATAAAAGAGGTAGCATGTATCGTCCGTGACGATTTGAGCGACGATGAGGCTCGAGGACTCCGAATAGCCCATAATAAGATTTCAGAGCTAGGTAAGCGAAATAAACAAAACCTTCTTTATGAACTCCGTGACCTGTGAGACCAATGGCTCGCTGGTCTTTTCTTAGATTTGGATCCATTCGTGGATCTTGATAAAAACAAAGAGGAAATAGAAGACGAAGCACCATGACTCCTGGAGAAGTATGTAGTAAAAAAAGGTGACATATTCCAACTCTGAGATCACATCCTTATGTGTGGCGATTCTTCAGATAAATCCATGGTAGCAAAGCTCATGGACTGACAAAAGGCTGATATGGTATTCACTGATCCTCCATATAATATCGATTATCAATGAAGTTTAGATAAAAAATGGGATAAAATAAAAAATGATGTAATGACTGATGTAGATTTCGAAGTAATGCTCCATGAGTGGTTCTTACGATACCGTGAGAATATAAAGGTAAGTTGAGCAATGTATGTTTTTCACTCAACTAATACTCAATTTCTTTTTGAAAAACATATCAAAGATACTTGATTTGAAATAAAAGATCAATTAATTTGGAATAAACCATCCGCAAATATGGCATGGAGAGATTACAGAAGGAAACATGAACCATTCTTCTACTGCTGAGTAAAAGATTGATCCACCGCATTTTATGGTGATAGAACTCATACTACAGTGATTTCTTTTGATAAATCCGATACTGCAATCCTTGCAGCTATCAAACGCGCAAGGGAAGCTGAAAAAGAAGGAAAAACCACCATCTGGACTATGAAGCGCGATCCAGTCAAGGATTATGTACACCCCACTCAAAAGCCAATAGAACTCATCTGATATGCTCTCGCCAATTCGAGCAAGGCGTGAGATATGGTGCTGGATCTCTTCGGAGGTTCTGGAAGTACACTGATAGCCTGCGAGAAGCACCAGAGAATCGCTCGCACAATGGAGCTAGATGAGAGATACGTCGAAGTGATAATAAAGCGGTTCTATCAATACACTGGTGGAAAATTACCTGTCCGATGTATCAATCGAGAAATTGACATTAACTCTATCATTGAATAATAATGACAAAGAAAGTACCACCAAAGTCAAAACCTGGTAAATCTCCAGAGCTGGATAAGCAAAAAACACTTGCGAAAATCCAGCCTTATCTGATGCTTTGACTAGCAATAAAAAAGGCGTGTAATGCATACAATGTAAAAACAAATTTCACTGATTATGTAAGCCCATCAACGGTCGGGATGTGGTATCAAGAGCTTGACGCTGTCCGAGACCAAATCGATGCCTGGCGTGAATCCCCGGACATGATGGCTCACAAAGCGTGGGTCGATAACCTGCGCACGTCCAACTTTGCAGCTGCGAAGGCGTGGCTCGAGGTGAAGGATAAAGAGACCTTTTGAGTGAAGGAGGACCAGGCTCCGCGGATGATCATCGAGTTCGCGACGGGTCCGTCGCCTTTCACCAGCCCGAACGCTGTACCGACGGCGCACGTCTCGGTCCCAGTACCGAACCCACTCCCACAAAATCCAGACTTTGCAGTGAGAGAGACCAAAAAAAAAAGCGCGAATGGCTCCAATTCAAAAAAACCGAAGAGTGGGCCAAGTACCAAAAAGAAATCAAGCTCGTCAGGAAAACCAGGTGGCGAAGGAGGAACCGAATCAAAAAGCAAATAACCTCACAACTTCATGAGCTCCGCGATCGAATGAATGAACATCGTCCGTAAGAAGATTTATGAACTCCAACCGAAGCAGCTCGAAGCATCGTACACCTTCAAACCATTCCGGCTCTATGGTGGTGCTAAGGGTGGAGGAAAATCACACTGGCTCCGCGCTGAAGCTACAGGCCAATGCCTCACGACGTGAGGTATCAATGGCCTTATTTTGCGTCGAACTTTCCCAGAGGTCGAAAAGAACTTCCTCTACCCTTTCCAGCGCGAAGTCCCCAGGACCGCGTACAAGTACAATGGCCAGAACCACATCATCAAGTTCTTTAACGAATCCACGATCGAGCTCGGGTACTGCAAAAATATGACCGACGTGCTGCGATACCAGGGTATCGAGTACGACTTCATAGGTATCGAGGAAATCACCCACTGGAGTGAGGACGAATTCGACACCATCATATCATCCATACGTACTTCGAAGATCGGCGTGACTCCCAATTTCTTCTGAACTACCAACCCGGGAGGGAAGGGACATGCGTGGGTGAAAAAGCGATGGATAGACCGAGAACCGAGTGAGCAGTACGACATCGACGACTACGCCTTCATCCAGGCCTTCTATACCGATAACAAAGTCCTCCTGGAGAGGGACCCGAACTATATCAAGCGCCTGAACGCGCTCCCAGAGAAGCTACGCCGTGCCATGCGTGACGGTGACTGGGATATCTTCGAGGGTCAGTACTTCGAGGAATTCCGAGTGGACCTCCACACCATGGATCCGTGGATTCCACCAAAGGGCGTGAAAAAGCGAATCATTGCATTCGACTATGGATACACGGCTCCGTCCGCGGTCCTCTGGATGGCGCAACTCTATGACGGCCGCGTGATCGTCTACCGAGAGCTCTACGTGACTAAGCATACTTATAAAGACCTCGCCACCAGGATCCTAGCGATGACTTCCGAGTGGGAAATGGAGGAGATCGGCTCAAATATCTTTGCAGATCCTGCCATCTTCAAAAAGAACGAATCGACAGGCCGCACCGCTGAAGACGACATGAACGAGGTGGGACTCTACATCTCGCGCGCGGATAACGTCCGAGTCGCTGGATGGAATACGGTCCGCTCTGGCTTCCAGCTCTTCCATAACCCGAACACGTGAACCGTAAGCCCTCGGGTTATCATTACCAAAAGCTGTCCGAATCTCATCCGTACAATTCCGATGATGATCCACGACGCGCGAAATGTCGAAGACCTCGACAGCTCACTCGAAGACCACGCCCCTGACGCCTTCCGATATTGACTCCGCGAATTTACTCTCCCAGACGCGGATATAGAGTTCTTGGTGAGCGTAAATGACGCGATGAAGAAAAAAAACGTGCAAAATTATCAAATTTGAATAAAATATTGACAAAGTGAAAAGGTCGAAAACAAAGCCGTCCAGGAGGAACCATCCGACGATGAGATGGAGGAACTCGACGACAGCGCATCGATTCTCAATTCAGACTTCTAATAACCCAATCCTATGACTAAAAAAGTAAAGGCTGCGTCTCAAATCGAGGACCTTGCACACCTCGAAGACGACTCAACCGAGGACCTCCTCCAGGACCTCGTCACCGCGGTCAAGGGTATGGCTGGTACAAAGCTCATCGATGGATATATCGATGAGGAGTACAACCCCCAGCTTGCAGGTCAAAAGGGTATGGAGATGTACGATCGCATGCGCCGCTCAGACGCTCAGGTCTCTGCGGTCCTCCTTGCCATGGAGCTACCGATTCGCAACGCCTTCTGGGATATCGAGCCTGCGAAAAATGAGGAGGATGAGGTGACTCCAGAGTACCAGGAGCAAGCGGATTTTGTAGCAGATAATCTCTTCGAGCGCATGCAGGACGGGTGGGACGCGAAACTTCGCGAAATCCTCACCATGCTGGCGTTCGGATTTTCCATATTTGAGAAGGTCTATATCTCCGACGGTGAGAAGGTCTACCTAGACAAGCTCGGATTTAGAAAGCAGCCTACAATCACACGATGGGTGACCACGGCACGCCTTCCGGGTATCACTCAACTCCTCCCTACACCATCACCGTCTGGAGAGTTCGAAGTATCCATCCCAGGATACCAGCTCCTGCTTTTCTCATTCCGAAAAGAGGGTGACAATTACCAGGGTATCTCGGTCCTCCGATCGGCATATAAAAACTACTTCATCAAGGACAAGCTCTACAAGTTCGACGCCGTGAAGCATGAGCGCCAGGGAGTGGGAATACCCGTCATCTACATACCAAAAAACGCTAACAAGGCGCAAAAGACCGTAGCTGCGAATATTGTCAAAAACATACGCGCAACCGAGCAAACGGGTATCGTCATGCCAGGGTCCGAGGCTGATGGGTGGAAGTTCGAATTCGCGGATTTGAAAGCAGGATCACAAAGCGACCTCTGGGAGTCAATCAAACACCATAATCGCGAAATTGCAAAAAACGTACTCGCTCAATTCCTCGAACTCGGTGACACCGGGTCCGGGTCTTTTTCGCTTGGCGCGGATCAATCCGATATCTTCATATCGAGCCTGACCAGCATAGCCACTCAGATATGCGAGATCGTCAATAAGTACCTCATACGCGAGCTCGTGGATATGAACTTCGATACCGATAAGTACCCAAAGCTCCGCGTCCAGAAAATCACCAAAACCGACACCGAGAAACTCGCCAACACGATCGCGACTCTCGTCGGCGGTGGGATTATCAACACCGATGAACCGATCGAGGATTATATGCGTGAACTCATGGGACTCCCAGCACGCGAGATGGATGAGATGACAGAGGAGGAGGACGATGGAGAGGATGGTGATGAAGGGATGCCTGAAGACGACGGTGCGGATGTCGTATCCGAACTCGAAACCCTCGCGAAAACCGACGGTGCGGATGCTGAGGAGGAATTTAATGACCTCATGGAGACGGTCCTCGAGTTTGCAGAAAGCGCGATATTCCGCGCACCGATGACCGATGAGACGAAAAAGAAAATCTCTGAAGCTCTCACCAAAAATAAGAATAAGAACCTCGTGAGTCAGGTGAACCAAGGAAAGCAGGCGATCGGTGAAACCTCCGCCGCTATTAGCAAGGCCCGTGAGGAGGTCGCAAATCTCAAAGCAGAACTCGCGAAGATTCCAAAGGGTCCAGCCGGTAAGGCAGCACGTCAAAAGATTGCAGCCAAAGCAAAAACCATGCTCCAGGGCGTGAAGGAACTCCAGGGAAAAAAGAAGGGTATAGCGAAGACGGTCCAGGAGGCGAAAAAAGAACTCAAGGCTCGCAAGGCGGCTCTCTCCGCTGAAATCAAGGGCATCCGCGAGAGCGTCAAGGCATGACGTACAGGCGCAAAAGAAGCCGTGGCTGGTCTCCAGAGTAAAGTCACCGCGAACCGCGCGGAGTCATCAAAGCTCCGAGAGGAACTGAAGAAACTCCCAAAGTGAGATCCACGACGCGACGCGATCAACACGACGCTCGAAGGGATATCAAAAGAGAATATGGACATAAAGACCGCTCAGGCTGGAATCAGGACCAGCGCGAAAGTGATAGGCGATACCGCGAAGACCACTATTGATAAGAAGAAAACCGACTCAGGACTCTACCATGAACACGATCACGACTGCGATATCGGGTCCGAACTTCCATCCGTCTTCTCGGATGAGTTCTTCTCGGACATGAGCAAGGCATTCACAAATGACAGAATAGTGGGACTTATCCGATGAGCAAAAGATGAGGAATCACGACAGAAAATCAGGACTCTCGGCTTTAAATTCAATGACTTCGAAGTGAACGCCGCGAGACCGCTCACCTTTGCAGAAAAGAAAGTGAACTTCACGGCCCTTATAGCCGCGATGGATAACTACACTAAAATCATCGAGAATAAGCTCGAGGAGCTCACAGGAAAACAAAAAGAGGACCTCCTGAAGCAAGTCGCGAAAGCCGTCGAAGCCAATGACATCAAGGCCGTCGGTGAAATCAAGGCGAAGTACACGGGAGAGATGAGTAAAGCCCTCGAGGACATCATGAAAGACGTCTTCGAGATAGGGAAAAAGTCGGCAGCATCAGAGATGGCAGTAAACGTACTCGCCACGACTGCTGAAATCAAAGCTGGGATGAAGGTCCAGGCCCAGGCAATCGTCGATAAGGTCACCGCTGAGATGGAGAACGGCATAAAGACCGCCGTCACCCAGACGGTCCAAAAGAACGGTGGGTCAGTCACTAACACGGGAACCACCGAGGCTGTAGCAGCTGCCTCTGCGAACCTCGATAGGGCGCTCGAAGGTGCTAAGGCAACCCTCACGTCGCTCGGAGTTACTGGAACCATTAACATGGGTCGCGCGTTCGTCTTCGAGAGATTCCCAGAAAAGGTCTATGCCTTCCAATTCTCTGCGATTCTGGATGCGAAGACAACCGACACCTGCAGATCACTCGACGGTCGAATCGTGAAGCCAGGATCGTCCGAGTTCTACGATTACTCACCACCTCGGCATTACCGATGCCGCTCCATATGGGTAGAAATCCTCCAGGATGAAGTCTTTAAGCCTGCGATCGATGGAATACCAGCATCGATACCGAAAAACCCCACCATCGACACATTTAAGGACTTACAGTCACCAATCATCCTCCAGAACTCTCCAGCGGTGAAGGTGGTCCGAAAAGAACTCGAGGAGAGAAAGCAGAAACTCGCGGATCTAGAAACAACCTGACAATACCCAAATCGACAAGAGGCGCACCGAAAGCGCATAGCAGAACTCGAGGCGTCGCTTAAAGGAATAAAGCAAGAGTGAGATGGGGAGTTCTTCGAAGGTGCAAAGAAGGCCCTGGCTCAGTACGGTGTAGAGTTTCAATAAAAATAAACCCCTCGAATTCGAGGGGTTTATTTATTTCTTTTCACCGAACGCCATGGAGAGGGCTATCACCCAGCCGATGAGGGTCCAGCCGAAAAACAGATTGACCACGATCGTGGACCCTGGGTCCTTCTTTTTGCGCCAGAGCGCGATGATCGTCGGGAGAAAGTAAATGATGAGAAAAACGACAGCTGCTCACATATTAGTAAAAATGGATTACGAGGTACGAAATAAAGAAAGCCAACCCACCACCGAGCAGAAACGCGCCTGTCCGCTTTCACCATAGCTCGCGGTGAAGCTCTCCGATTTCCTTCTGATAACCCAGAGCGCGGTCCACTTGCTGAGAGAGTGAATCCTCGGCACGGTGACGCTTCTGGCGTTCGTCTTCGCGCTCTTTTACAATCTCGGCCCATTCCCTGGTGGTCTTTGTGACCTTCTTATTTCCAGGATCCTCTGCGGCTTTTTTCCTTTTGAGATTGTACTTCTCGATATTGGAAAGCCCGGACTCATCCCTGTACGTTTTATGTATTTTTGTATGCTCTTTTTTAGAGACTGCGACGACCGTAGGCTGTCACTTTTTCGCACGTGGGTGGTGCGGTGCTTTTGCTGCCGACATAGGAGTGAAGGGGTTAGGATATAATAGACTCCATAGATCCACCGAGAGCAGAGGTCCTAAATACTCCTGGTGCGATCAATGGAATCGACTATCGTCGATACCTTTCTAAAACTTCAGGATCCGCGTCAATCATCCGGGCGATGAGATCCTTGCCGTGGACTTTGTCTCCATAGTCATGACAGTATTGAGTCATAAAAACGGTTTCATTGACAATAAGCGTCTCAAAATTCATTACATAGATAGCCCAGTCGGGACCGTGACCTTTCCAGGCGGTCCAGAGAAGAGGGAAGGTCCCACCTTCAGAAGTCATATACACGCCATCGGGTGAGTTTTCGATAACACCCCATGATATCAGAGCGCCGTGTGGTGTGGACTCGTATCGGTCCTTCGATAAGTGAATAGACATTATTTAGAAGTTAGGAATAGATAGCGAACTGCGGTCCGATCTGCTGTGATACCCTCGGTATATCGAACAAAAACATAGTCAGGATCCTCACATAGTGACGATACGACACCACGCTCACGCCTGGCGCCAGGGAATGGCTCAAACCATACTACACGGCCTGCATACATATTGATAACAACCGGAGTATTACTGCTGGCGTCAAGTTTTCAATTCTCGTCGATATTTACCATCAAGGTATCTCCAGAAAAGAACTGGACCGAGTCTCCATACTTTTCTTTCTCGGATTGCATATGGCAAGCGAAGCAATTAGGAACTCGGGTGGATGAAGTACATCATGGTGCGTGGTCCATAGGGGAAAAAGTTATAAAATATCGCCAGCAGCTATACAGAAACAACTCGGAGCGCGCATGCCACCGTCGGGTCCCAGATGATATCGACATAGAGTCATGAGAGGCGATTTGACATAAGCGGAAAGGTTAGGGATTAAGAATAAGCGAGACCAGGACGGCAATCATACTGCTGAGGACGAATGAAGCTGATATTATTCTCTTCGAGAGCTTCGATGAGATCCTCGAGCTGCTCATCTGCGACATTGAATGCGTTAGAAGCGGTCCAAGCTACACGACGGCGAAGGTATGGGAGGTCCTGGATAACCTCAGTGGCGAGAGCTGCAGATTCGAGGGAGATAACGATATGAGTGTACATAGAGGAAAAGTTATGGGGTGAATCGATTTGACATAAGCATCTTACTCTTCTTTTCGATAATTGCAAATAAAAAGTGCCGAATAATGCACGAAAAGGATTGACAATGCCGAGTTTCTGAGTGTTTCTGCGGATTTCTGAAGCAGAAACTATATGAGGAGTGGTAGATTGTAGGTAGAAGTGGGGTAGAAATGGGTATAAAAGAGAAAAATCTACCTAATTATAAAACAAAATCTGAATTGACAAATGCAGAACACAAAGCCATTACTTCCAATTCCTGCGGATTTCTGAAGCAGAAACGACACAAAGTAAAGTAAAGTAAAGTAAAGTAAATATTGTATATATATAGTTTTTCGCTATTATTTTTTTGTATTTAACACGGGGAAAAAAATGGATAGACAGGAAAGGAAAGCCGTCATCTCTATCGAAATGGACCAGGTCGGGAACTTCGAAATCCGCTGGGATGGAGATAATCAATACCGACTCCCCATGATGGGATCCCTGGATTTCGCTAAAGATTATCTGAAGGACCAGATACGATGAGGGTCGGCGGTTTCTGCTTCAGAAATTTGCAGAAACTCCGAAAAAGAATATAATACGGAAAAAGTACAGGTCGTCTCAAAACAAGAGGCGATTTCTCTCTATCTGGACGCTTTCGAGAAAATAAAAAACCGCCTGACGCTGATAGCCTGAACCGATGATCGCGCGACCTACCAGGTCCCAGACTTCATAAAAACCCTCTAATCTATGAAAAAGACCAAAGCTCAAATCCTCGCGTTCTTCTCAGAGAAGGGTAAGGTGAGTAAGGATACTGCCCAGAGCATCACCGACCTCCTCTACGAAAAGGGGCTCGACATCAAATCTCTGGACCGCGTCATGTGGCGAATCGAAGACTACATCCGAAAAGAAAAGATGGCGACCATCTTCGACCTCCTCACACCGCTCGAGATGGGCCAGGTCATCGATGAGATGATAGCAGAGGACCTCGCGTGGAAGACTCAAAACATGCCAAAAGAAGACGGCACGTCGCTCGTAGCTACGAAAGCGAACTTCACCGCCTGGGGCTTCTCAGAGTTTGCAGAGGGAGACAAAAAAGACAAAAAAGCAGGCGACGTCGTGGATATCCAAATCATGCGCACCGGAAAATGGAATCACCCAGCATATGGAGAATTCGAGATTACAAAAGATACCCTAAAAGAAGTAAAGGCGAACTTTGATAATAACACCAGAGGAATAGAACTCGCCGTCGACGAAAACCATGAACCAAATCACAAAGCACTAGCCTGGTATAAAGAGCTATATCAGGTGACCGAAAATGACCTTTTCGCGAAACTCGAGCTCACACAAAAGGGCGCAGACCTCCTGAATGAGGGAGCCTACAGATACTTCTCTCCGGAGATAGTATTCTACAAAAATGACGACGAAACGGGGAAACCCATCACCAACATGCTAGTCGGCGGCGCCTTCACCAATCGGCCCTTCTTTAAATCGATGCAACCACTCATGGCATCGGAAGATGGTCAGGCGACTGAAGGAGCGCGATCGTCACAAGGTGAGGCTGGACTCGCGTACTCGGAAAACTTTTATATCTTTTTTGAACCTACCATGAAAACACTTCTCGATCTACTCGCGGCGTTCTCAGAACTCGCGAAAATCTCAAAGGCGCAAAAGGACCAACTCGAAGGAGCATTCAATGACCTTCCTGCGGATTCAAAAAGCCCTGAGATCACAAAGGCTGTTACTCAAACATTGGCAAAGTTTAGCGAAGACGCTCCAGAAGGAGAACCAGCTACACCTCCAGCCGCTGAAGTAACACCTCCAGAAGGCGCTGGCGTCGCTGCAAGCGAAGGTGAGGTAACAATCCAGGCTTCAGAACTCGCTGCACTCCGCGCTGCGGCTGCAAAGGGTCAAGAGGTCCAGAAGACTACCCTCAAGGCATTCTGCGAGACTTCCATCACGGCAGTTATCGCAAAAGGCTCTGTCCTTCCTAAGCATAAAGACAAGCTCGGTGCATTCTCTGAATCCCTCGGATCCGTAGAGAAAGCAAAGGAGTTCTTCGAAATCATCGGCGAATTCAAGGCATTCAATACAACCGAGGCTGGCCACGGTGTCGACACGACTCCAACGGCTCCAGCTGCAACTGAGCAGAAATTCGCTGAGGCTGTAACATTCTATCAAGAAAAGTTCGGATTCTCTGAGGAAGCTGCAAAAGCTGCTGTTACTGAAGCTCTCAAAAAATAGTCAATTTTCTACTTTCTAATTCTTTTTTGCTCTTATGGCATCAATCGAAACAAACATGCGCGAAGGGGTTATCAACCCATTCCTCGTAGGCGCTGCAAAACTCATCGAGAAAGGAAACCCAGTCTATACTAAAACTGCGACGGGTCTCGCTTTCCAACCTTCCGCTGGAGATAACGTCGCCGCTGGTGACCTCTTCGTAGGAATTGCCGTCGAAACTATCGACAACACTGCAGGAGCCGCTGGTGCGGTTTCAGTACGCGTATACGGTGCTGGAGTTCACCAGGTACCAAATACAGGATCCATCACTCAGACTTCAGTCGGGAAGGCAATCAAAATCACCGCTGCCGGTGTTCTTGCTGCTGGAACGGTCGCAACTCGTATCGGGACATGCGTCGGAGTCACATCGGCTCTCGTAGACATCTCTATCGATGCTTCCATCGGTAACGTCTGGGCATAATCCCTCTTTTTTCTAATTTCTAATTTCTTTTTTTCTTATGCTAACGCCTCAAGAAATCGGCCGTCTGCTTAAAAGCGGGCTTCAGACTACATTCATGAAGTCATACGACGCAGAACCTACATACTATCAAGATCTCGTGACTCAGGTCCCATCGACGAAAGCATCCGAAGATTATGGATGGCTCGGTGATACTGACGAACTCCGCGAATGGAATGGAGAGCGCCTCCCAAAAGCTCTCAAGGAATACGGCTTCACTATCAAAAATAAGAAGTACGAAACCTCTATCCGAGTCGACCAGGATGCAATCGATGACGACCAATACGGTCAAATCGTTATCCGCGTCACTAGAATGGGTACTGGAGCAAAACGCTCATACGATAAGCAACTCGTGAGTGTTATCGAAGCAGGTCAAACTACCGTATGTTACGATGGTCAAAACTTCTTCGACACCGATCACCAGGAAGGAAAGTCACCAGTACAGTCAAATCTCTTCCTCTCGGCTCCTCTTTCTGCAACTGCCGCGAAGACGATCATCACCGCTATGGAGCAGTATCAAACTGATACCGCTGGATTTGCTGGAATCCGCGTAACTCACCTTATGGTACCAAGTACCCTCGAGTGGCTTGCAAAGGAACTCTTCGATCCTTCAATCGTAGCAGTATCAACTGACCCTGCAAAGGTGGTCCTCCGAGGTCGTGTAAAGGTTCTCGTGAACCCTTACCTCAACGGTTCTCAAGGTGCCAACGCTCCGTACTACTTCATGGACCTTTCAGGTGCCATCAAGCCGTTCATCTTCCAAATTCGAAAGCCTCTCAAGTTCGATCAGGTGACGACTCAGGATCCTGATACAAACGCTTTCATGACTGACTCAAATCTCTACGGGGTAGCAGGTCGTCACGCGTTCGGATTCGGTGACTGGAGAATGTGTGCTAAGGGTACGGGTGCTGCAAGCTAATCGGTTTTATTTCCTTAATAACAGAGTCCTATGTCAAATTCTAGTACAGAAATCCGCGTAAGATTACGCCATGCAAATCACCCGAACGGCTCACGCCGTCGGGCTGGTTTCGTATTCGGAGTACAACCTAGTATCGTCGAAGTTACTGAAGAGCAACTCGCGATGATCAAGGCTGATGAGTATCTCCAGATCCTCCCAAATAAGGGAGCTCTCCCAGAAAGCGAGGGTGATGAAGATGAAGGTGGAGACCCCGTCGTGACCGAGGTAAAACTCGACCGCGCGACTAAGCCTCAACTCATCGAGATCCTCACGAATGAACTCAAACTCGTCCCAGGTGTCGACTTCAATCCTGAAGCGTCAAACGCTATCCTCAAACAGCTCGTCGTGGACCTCCGCGCAAAAGCTGCTGATGGAACTACAGGAGACGATGAAGACGACGACCAGGATGATGATGATGACTCAGACGATGAACCAGGAGACGACTCTGAAAAGTAAAATCATATGGAGGGGTGCTCGTGCTCGCGCGCGGGTACTCTCAATATTATTTTCAAAAACCTATGCAATCTGGCTCTACATTTGGTAGGATGATATCAGGGAAAACAATGGGATATATAGCAGGAGTGACTATATTCGAATATTTACAAATCCCCCAAGAGCAGCTCTCTATCCTTGCGATTCTTATGGTCGTCGATTTCGTCACCGGAGTAGCAAAACAATACCGAATTAATCCACAGGGAATAGAAAGCCACAAAGCATGGATATGAATAGTCAAGAAAATATGCACCATCATCCTCATATTCTCGGTCGCGCTTGTTATTCGAGGGATTGGATTCGAGCCACGATCGTACATACTCATCATCCTCAGTCTTCTCATCGTCGCTGAGGGGTACTCTATTACACAAAATATATACTCAGTCCACACGGGAAAGCGCCTGAGTGAATACGACGCGATATCCGCCGTCATCGCGTGAATCTGAAATTTCTTTATAAGCACCATAGAAACCCTCCTGGAGAAATTAAAAAATAGCTCAAAACAATAACCCCATTACCTATGGACCGCCACGAAATCGACTCCCTCGAATGCGAGGCTAATTGACAAGCTCCACACCACCTAGCAACCCAGCTCGCTCTCGCAAAAAAAGAGCGTCTCATACGCGTCGTGGATCGTGAGGCGGTCCGAGAAGTGATAGACTACAGCCAACTCGAGCCAGGACAGACTCCAGACTAGCCAAATCATACGCGACCAATTAATACCCTAAGATAATATGGCAATCCTTCGTCACGTTTACATCGAAACTGAAATGGATAGAATAGAGAAGGAAACAAAATACCGTATCGAACGCCTCCAGATAAAACTCCGCGTGGACCACCCAGAATACGAGGAAAAATATGAGTCGATTATTCAGGATTACGAGCTCCGCGTCCAATCGCTTATGTCCTTATCAAAATAATTATGAACACCTACTCCACCACCATACGCATCCGTACAGATGCAGGATTCTATTGAAACCCAGACGTATCAGACGACGTCATCGATGGCATACGCGCGCAAGCCTATGGGATAGTTCTCGGGATCATCGCCGGGAAGTACGATATTACGAATATGAAATCAGGAAACTCACTCCTGACTGACTCTCCAGCACTTCTCATCCTCGAACGGGCTGAGATTCTCATCGCTTCAGGGACACTCCTCAATCAGGAATTCGGAGCTGAGCAGATGGGCCAGGACTTCGACGGTGACCGAAAAATAAAAGAGGGAAAATCTCTCTTAATGCAAATTTTCGATTCAAAAGCACCGACACGACTCATCGGATCCGACGGGATAGAATTCCCAATGGTATCCGTGGCCAGCGACTCAGGAGAAGACGGGATCGTGATGACCATGGCAGATACACCTCGAGCATTCACCGTCGACCAGGTATTCTAAAACCATTCTATGCAGCTCAAATTCGAAGTAACCTGACAAACTCAACTCTCACGAAATCTCCGCACATTGGTGGTCCAGCTACCTAACATGGCGGAGTTTTATAAAGACGCCCTGGACCTCATCGAAAAGCGAAGTGATGAACTATTTGCTCAGAGGGGTCAAAATGCAGAGAAAGCTGAGAAGTGGAGAGCGCTATCACCGAGGACCGTGAAAGCTCGAGAGAGACGCTGGGGATACTACAAAAAGACTCCCAATAAACCGTCGGTCCTCCGATGGACCGGACGCCTCCAGACCGATCGTACAAAAACCATCGAAAAGAACCGTGCCATCTTCACATTCAACGCCCCCTACGCGATATACCACCAGACGGGTGGGTGACGACTTCCAAAGCGTGCCATCATCGACCTCGATAACAATACCAACCGTGAGATCGTGCGCGCCTTGCAGTCTAAAATCCAGCGCGATATCGGCATATTCGGTACTCAGATATAATTCCCTCGAATTCGAGGGAATTGTTTTTATTTGTGAAAAACTCCGAAAATCGTATAATATGGGCATACAAAAATCCTGCTTCCTTCCTTCTTTTTTTGCTTCATTATGGAAAAGGTAATCACTGCACTCAAGGTCCTCCTCGAGGACGCCATCGCGACACCTGGGTCTGCTTTATCAGACATAAAAAAGGTGTATTTTTGAGATCCCCAGCAAATCCCTGAGAGCTGCCAGCCTGCCATCACTATCCAGCCAATCACCACCGAGAAGGTGGACCGAGGTCCAGGCGCGATAGAAAATAACTTCACCATCGAGATGCGCCTGGTCTATAACCAAAAGCAGTACTACGGAAAAGAGCAAGGGTCCATCGTGACTCCGACGACCGCCGTCTATGATGCGAGCTTCCAGGAGATACAGGTGGATAAAACCGCGCACGGCCTCCAAGTGGGAGATGCAATCGTTCTCCAGGCGTCACCTTCGATATTCTCAGGAACTCACTCGGTATACGAGGTCCTCGACGCTGATACCTTCACCGTAAAAAAGACCAACGCCGGAGCTGAACTCACCCAGACGCTCACGGGCGTCACTTATAAGAAAGTGAACACCGAGAATATATTTGCAGTCGCGGATGCCATCCGAAAAATCGAAGGCGTGGATCCTGCAACCTTCGAACCTCTCGACGACACGATTGCGTGAATTGTCATGACAAATCCAACACTGAAGAATGACGCCATGGCACTCTGCCCAGTCGAATATTCAAGAGTCGATAGCGTCGAATATTGATTCTCTACAAATCGCTGATTCCCGACATACGAGGTAGTGGTCCGTATCAAGGCGAAGCGAGTGAAGCGAAGAACCCAGGCTTATATCTCTTAATTTTTACTTTTATGTACATCATAAAAAACATAGGTGAGGAACCATTCGCGATAGCAGGATGTCCTCTTCTCCAGAAAGGCGAAACGGCTGAGGTCACGGCGTACACCATGAACATGGTCCGATTCAATCCAAATATCGAGATTGTCTCCGGAGGCTTAAAATGAGTGGAGCCTGAAACCGTGGCGGATACCAAAACAAAAAAAGCCTCAACCGTCAAGGGTATCGAATAGTTCTCATTTTATCATTTTTCTTTTTTTCTTATGTCAAACGCTCGTCAAGGATGGCTCACACTCGTACGCGAGACCACTCCGGGTACTGCTCTAAAGCCTACCAAAACAATCCCATATAAAGATTGAGATTTTACTCCAAAAATCGACATCAAGGCGAATAACCCAATCAAGGCGAACCGATGGAACGCTCTGAACGTCACCCCAGGTAAGATATCCGTCGATGGTTCTCATAACTTCGACTACGATCCAAACTTCTCTCCATTCTTTCTCGGAGGACTTCTCGGGGTCCATGCAGTGACGACCGTCTCATCTGATACAACGGCATTCAAGCATACCCTCACCCTTGCTCAGTGTGATATCCCAGCATTCACGATCGAGCAGATGAAGGGTGGTGTCTGTGCTTCAGATACCAATCGTCAAGGTTATCAAGTAAATCGTGCCTTCGGAGTCTATATGGACACCATCGAACTCTCTGCAAGTGACGACATCGTAAACATGAGCGTGAAGTCAAAGGCCCTCGGTCTCTTCGATACAGCACTCCTCACGGCTGACGTAACGTCAGGATCCTCAAAGGTGGTATCTCTCACGGCAGTCGAAGGAATCGTCGCAACTGACGTCCTCAACTTCTGGGAAAGCACTCCATCATCAGAGCAAGGTACAGTATCAAGCGTGAGTGTATCTGCAAAAACTGTCACGATCGCAACTCTTGCGAACCCTTATACCGTGGCTCTTGCATCTAAGGTCGAGCTTGTACCCGTCGCTGCATCATTCCCAGATGATGACGTGGTCTTCTCATTCTTCCATTGCCAATTCCAGGAGGGAGCGGATATCACCGCGGCTGCATCTGCAGGGCTCTCGAATTACGAGGACTGGTCCATCGAACTCTCAAACGCCCTTGAGGAACGATACGGGTCACTCCGCCAGAGCGCATCAGTTATCGCACCAAAGGGAGCATCAGGAAAAATCAAGTTTACAAAATACTTCACCGATGTCACTAAGCGAGACCAGTGGAGAAACCTGAAACCAACTGCACTCATTCTCACCATGACCAATGGCCAGAGAATCTCTGCGACTGATACGAACGCGACTAAGTACTCTACCGTGATCAAGTGTCCAAAGGTCGTGATCACCAGCTACGAAATGCCTACTGGAACTGACGAGCTCTACGCTGAAAGCATCGAAGCCGAAATCTTCTATGACAAGGTAGCAGGGTACGCCGTCCAGATCGAAGTAACGAACTCCAAAGCCAATACATACTACGGCGTATAATTGGAGTCACCATGACAAGGGGTTACATACCTTGTCTTTATCGCGGATTAGAGCAGTGGCAGCTCGGGTGGCTCATAACCACTAGGTCGTTTGGTTCGATTCCAACATCCGCTACCATATCGCCAATTTAGGCGTCCATAACCTTTCATTTTTATGTCAAAAATCGTATTCGATGCAGATAAGATACGAAAAACCGTCATCATATCGCTCCCATCGGTTCCCGGTTCAGAGCTCGAGTTCTATACACAACTCACGGTCGGTGAGGAAAGGTCGGTAGCACAGAACCACCCAAACTACACCACCAAGGGACACTCGGATACAATGTCTTTTATGAACGAGTCCATCATCCGCCTCCTCAAGAGCTGGAACTTCACGGACGATAAAGACCAAGACCTCCCACTGGATCGGGCAGAGTCAGTATTCCAGCAACTCCCTAGTGGAGATGTAGCGCATATCCTCCTCTCACTCCAGGCAACCAACAAAGACGCCGTGGCAGGGCAAGGATTGGAACAATAACCAAGATAAACAAGGTCCTAGATGCTTATTTTCAGTGACACTCGATAAATAAGACGGACACTCTCACACTCGAGATACTCAGGAAAATATCGGATATTGATATCTGCAGGGAATATCACATACCATATTCACAGAGTATCGAAGAACTCGAAGTATGAGAATATAGACTTCTCTCTCTTTACTCCCAAAAGCGGAGGTTCTGGGAGAATAAAAAAAACAGGACACAAACATCATAACTCTGCATTATGTCTACCCAAAAAGTCCAGTTCATCATCGAAGCTATCGACCAAGCCTCACAGGAGATTAAGAAAGTCACCCAATGACTGGACGGCATGGGGAATCAGTCGAAGTTTACAAAAACAGATGTCGCCCTTGCAGGGGCGGCAATTTCTGGGTCTATTATAAAAATTGGAACTGACGCGGTCCAGACATTCATGGGATTCGAGAAAACGATGAGTGGAGTATCTGCAGTACTTTCTCCAACAAAACAAGAGTTTTCTGAACTATCAAGTCTAGCAAGAAAACTTTGAAAGGATACAACATATTCTGCTCAAGAGGCCGCATGAATGATGGAAATGCTTGCCAAAAACTGAGTGGATGCAACAAAAATATTGAATGGAGCTGCTCAGGCATCACTTAATCTTGCTGCCGCAACTGGTGCAGAACTGAGTCAAGCTGCTGATATAGCAAGCTCTGCAATGGTAGTTTTTTGAAAAAACACAGAAGATCTAGAGCAAGTAGTCAACTCCATAACAGGGACGACGAATATCTCGAAGTTCGGCATAGAAGACTATGCTCAAGCGATGGCACAAGGTGGTGGTGCAGCAGCAACATTCTGAGTATCTCTTGAAGATTTTAATGCGTCAATTGCTGCTACTTCGTCATTATTTCAATCTTGATCAGATGCTGGAACTTCATTTAAAACATTTTTAATATCACTTGCTCCAAGCACAACTGCATCATTTAATGCAATGCAAAAACTCGGAATAATCACTCAAGATAACACTAAAATAATGCAATTATTTGCAGAAAATGGAATAAAACCTGCAGATGATAGTTCTGAAGCTATGGCAGACTCTATGGAAGAACTTAGGAAAAAATTAAAGATGAATTGAAAGGAATTTATGGAATTCACTCAAGATACTTGAGCATTAAAAAACTCATTATTTGATGCTGAATGAAAAATGAAATCGATGGCAGAGATATCAGATATACTCAAAAATGCAACAAAAGACCTAACCGATGAGCAAAGAATAAATACATTCCATACTATATTTGGAACTGATGCTATGCGTGCTGCAGCTTGAATGACAAAAATGACAGCTGAAGAATTCACAAAGATGTCAAAGGCTATTGAGGGGACCGATGCTGCAGAAAATGCAAAAACTCGTCTCGATAACCTCGCTGGCGCTATGGAGCAAATGAACGGTTCAATCCAGGAACTCCAGATTGCTCTTGGATCTATGCTCGCTCCTGCAGTAAAGGTAGTGGCAATATGACTTGGAGAATTCGCTGATGCAGTAAGCTCTATGATGACATGGATACAACAACTTCCCGAACCATTAGCAAATGCAATCCAGATATTCGGAGGTGTCACAGTAGCGTGAATTGCATTGACTGGAATGTTCGCATTCATGACAGTAACTCTCGGAGGAGTAGCTGCGGCCATGTGGGCCATCATTGCTCCAGCTCTCCCATTTATCGCAATAGGTGCAGCCATTGCCTCAGCTATGTACCTGATATACCAGGCTGGAAAGGTCGTGGTGGATTTTTTGATAACAGCATGGAACGGAAACCTCGGAGGAGTTCGAGATTTTACTCTCGGGGTTTGGAGTGCTATAAAAGACGCTTTTGGTGTTGCAATGGATTTTATTATATCCGTCGGCACGACAGCATGGGAGGCTCTCCAGTTTCTCTGGGAAAACAAGATGGCAATCCTCAAATGAGCTTGGGACCTTTTCTGGGAGTGAATCATGACAATCCTAGAACTTACCGTCCAAGCAATCACGATCGCCGCCGTCGCATTTTATCAGCTCTTCACGGGCGACTGGGATGGGTTTCTCAATACACTCTCGACTACATGGACTGCTATATGGACCGCGATTTCTCAAATTTGAGCGGCAATATGGGCATGAATAAAGACCGCGGCAAGCGCAATGGGAACGTTTCTGTCTGGGCTATGGACCGCCATAAAAACAACAGCGATAGAGAAATGGACCGCACTCAAGGACTCTATAATATGACTATGGCAAGGACTCACAGGATGGTTTGCATGAGATGGGTCGAAAAAATTCACCGAGACCTTCACAAATATGTTATCGACGGTTTCCGACGCTGCTAAGTCGATATTTAACGGGGTTATAGGGATTATAGAGGGTTTCATAAACTCGGCAATCTCTGGAATAAACCAGCTCATACGAGCATCCAATAAAGTAAACCCAATCGGTTCAATTTGAGAAATAGCACCAGTTACTCTCGGTCGCTTCGCACATGGAGGAGTCGTAGAGGGTCCAGGAGGGCTCGACATGGTCCCAGCTATGCTCACCGCTGGAGAGGTGGTACTGAACGCGGCCCAGCAAAACAACGTCGCGCGCGCGATCGACTGAGGGAACCAGAAGGGAGGATGGACTATCGTCCTAGAGAATAATAACTTCTACGGTTCGGATTCAGAGTTCGCTCAGAAGATAGGAGATACCGTTATCGACATATTCAAAACTCATACTGCACTACAATCATAATATGCTACTCGTCAAACTCAACGGCGTCGACATCACCGATAAAGTGGATTACAACACTCTCAAAATTACCGATCAGATGAATAATCGGGCCAACACGTGCTCTTTTTCTGTTTCCAATTACATGGTCCCAGAGGGAGCGCTCATCGAGGTCTGGGAGGGGTCAGAGATTACCGTAGACGCGATATCGTGAACGCCTACTATTTCCATAGACGAAACGTATGAGTACCACCAAAAATACCGAGTGGGAGATGAGCTGAGAATACCAGCATGATCATCGGGCGCGATCAAACGAATTATACAATCAATAGATCATACCGCGAAAACCGTCACCTTCACCGCGAACCTCGGAACTGCATACATAAAGTGAACAAAAGTCGGGCGCCTCCTTTTTGCAGGAGTGACGCTCAAAAACCCAGACCAGGAAATTGGATGTTCTGGGGTTTTTGTATTTAACGTCATGGCTTCAGATTTCACAAAACTCTTTGACGCGAAAAATGTCGTGGATACTTTCGAGGACCAATACCCCAGAGAAGTCATCGGACGGGTGGTCCATAAGTTCACCGCGCCTTCATCATTCCTGGAGATTACTGATGCAGAAACCACGACTGGGTGGTCAGTACCCTCGGGAGTATGAACTGCACCATCTACCTCGACGACCGATCGCGCATATAAGAACGCGAGCGTCACCGGGTGAGCTTCTGGAGCTGGTACGATTATATACCGATTCACTCCTGGAGCAGCTGCCAATATTTCAAGTTATTCTCACCTTAGAGCATGGCTGAAGATTGACGCGTGAAACCTCGCAAAACTCACCGCTCCGAAGTTTCGAGCCGTCACCAGCGTAGGAAACCACCTCGAGTGGTCCGATATGGTCCAATGCGAAGATTGCTGGAGTTATGATAGTTTCGAGATAGCGGATGGAGTGGCAACTGGAACTCCGAACCTTGCGAGCATTGCATACTATGAGTATCAATGGACCGTCTCGACATCCATCCCACTCGGAGGGATTCTCTTCGACCAGATATCCGCGACGACTGGATCCTTCACGATTAAAAACGTAATGCGAGGAACTACCCAGTACGGTGATATCCGAGCTCAGTATAAGAAACCAACCATACTCCTCGAGGACCTCGCAAAACTTCAGAAACTCTACTGGTACGTCGACTACGAGCGCGACATTCACTTTTTTGAGCAAGAAAGTTATACATGCCCGATGGAGATAACAGATACCAGTGAAGTATACGGTGACCTTTCCATTACGGCCGATATTTCTCAGATGAAGAACCGACAGGTGGTCCGATGAGGTGAAGCGGTGGATGCTGGGACTTATACCCAGGATGAAGTGACCGACGGCAAGCTGGAATCCTGGAGACTCGACTATAAACCAAAAAGTCTCGAGATATGGGTAGACACTACCGGAACGGGAGCAAGCTACGTCGAGAAAAGCGTCGGGGTGGAAAACCTCGACGATGCTGCGTCTTTTGATTATCTTTATAATTTCAACGAGAAGATAGTCAAGCGAGCCAGTGCTCCACTTCTTGCAAATGGGACGCTTTTCAGGCGTGTCTATTACCCATATAAACCAATCCGTGTCCAGGTGGAGGATAGCGCAAGTATTCTCGCTATGAAGGCGCTCCTTGGTGGCGACGGGATATACGACGGCGCTCTTATTACCGACTTATCCATTCGAAGTTTCCAGGAGGCTCGCGCACGTGGGAAAGCAGAAATCGCACCATACAAAAACCCAGTCATTACCGGGACGTGGGAGAGTGACCAGGACGGATGGAGAGCAGGTCAAATCGTACTCATCCAGGACACCAACCGAGGTATAGATTCGAGCTTCGTCATCCAGAAGGTCACGAGAACCCAGAAAACGTCTGGACGGTGGATATATCAGGTCCAAGCTGGGTCCACGATGTTCTGATTGATTGAATTCTTCCAGCTTCTCCTTCGAAGGTCCGATACGATGCTTATAGACGTCTCCGAGATCGTGGACGTCGTAAAGACTATCGATGAAGTGATATCTATAGGTGAGGTATACCGAGTCTACAAAAAGGGTCCACCTTGGTACGCTCACACTTACAATCAACAATTTTCTATCACGACAGTGGGAACCGAGGGAGGAACGGCCAATGACGCGTATGCTGACTATTGCGAAGCTGCCTAATTTCTATATAATACACCTATGCAAATCAAGATAAAAGACGTCTCTCAGCTCGAACCAAACTACACGATCACGATCGCTCCAATGGATGAGCTCTGCTCGTGGTTTCGTCAATACACTGGGTCATGGGCCACGATCGAGGACATAAAAAAATCCTTTGAAAAAAGAGTAAAAAAAGGGATTCGAGACGACTGGATGAAGCGGTGGATGGAGGCCGTGAAAATGTACGGTCCAGCTTCAAAAAGAGCGCGAGTCATCCAGGCACATAACCTGGTCCCTCTTATCTGAAGAACCGAACTCGCAAAAGGGATCCTCGGTGAGCCTTCGGATATCGTCGCAAATTATATAGCCCTCTGACATGGTGCAGTCTTGCCAAGCGATGCTGATACAATCCTGGATGACGAATTCGTGAGGTGAACCTTCAACGATACCTACTACACCGATAACGTCGCATACCTCGATAAATTCTTCTGAAGCGCTGAGGTGTGAAGCCAGACGATCCTGGAGGCTGGAATATTTATGGGATGAACGGCATCAGCTGATACATGAACACTTCTCTCCAGAGTAAACTTTAATGAGACGACGACTGCCAATGAGACGATAACCGTGAACGTTTCTATTACTTTTACCTCTGCAACTTAAAAATATATGCCACGAAAAAACTCGACCGCCTGGGCTCCAGGAAATCCCGTACTCGCCACACGCCTCGAGGATTTCAATGAGGACCTCGACGACATCTATGCAAACGGGGCCGATCACCTGAAGGTGTATAGACTCGCTGCAGATCCAGCACTCCAGGTCACCATCGGTCCTGGAACTTATCGTGTATGAGGGACAGAGTGAAATTATGCTGGATGAACCCTGACGGTGGGCGCAAGTGTGACAACCTACATCATGATAAACTCCGCTGGAGTTATACAAACCTCAACCTCCGCTTGGAACGGATCGCATACGCGCCTCGCGGTCGTCGTTTCATGAGCATCGACTATCACATCGATAACTGACTGGAGAAATAAGGTGGTAGGTGGAGATTTTGGAGGAAATCCCACAGGAGCGGTCCTCATGTGGACGACAAATTCTGCGCCTACAGGATATCTCCTATGCGATGGAACGGCCGTTTCTAGGACGACGTATGCCGGACTTTTTGCCGTAACAGGGACGACGTATGGAGTCGGAGATGGATCGACGACATTCAACCTCCCAAATCTCAAGTGACGCGTCCCGGTCGGACTCGATACAGGTCAAACGGAATTCGACGTCATGGGTGAGACAGGCGGTGCTAAAACACATACCCTCGGGACTACAGAAATAGCATGACATACGCATACCATCGGAACTACTACCCGTATAACTGGTACAGTAGCTTCTCCTTATTGGGTTAAAAGTGATCAATTACTCTCTGGTGTAGCAGAATCAACTTGATCGTCTGGTGGTGGACAATCTCATAATAATCTCCAACCGTACCTCACCCTTACTTTTATAATCAAGACATAACATGAAAGTCTCATTTTTTAAGAACTGATATATCGCCTTTAATGAGGATCTCTCGTATATCGAACCTAAAACCATCGAAGGAGCGACAGATCCAGGAAAAGGACATCCAGACTGCTTATTTTGTAGGGATATAGAATTTGATCCTTCGACTCAGGATATAGAATTTGATCCTTCGACTCAGGAAGTAAGTATAAAAATCCGTGAATTGACTAATGACCAAAAAAGATCTATTGTCTATGGAAAAATTATATCCTGAGAATCTATGGATCTCGAATGACATGAGTTCTCTGATATCGAAATAGGCGATATTATTACGGCTCGAGTATTTGGATGAAACCCATACGCTCAGATCGTCCTTCAGGCGAAAGCAACCGAGGCGATGTTTCGCAAAATGGCTGGCATGGGAACTCCAGACGATGACCTCGTCATCACTAAAAAGAACCTCGTCATGCAAGAGGTAAATAGGATCCGCGAAATATTCTCACTTTCTCCAATGTAATGACATCGACTGCAGAGATCGCATACATCATACGCCGTGAGAATCATCTCATATACGAGAAAAGACCCCAGGACCTCACCGATGAGGACTGGGACTTTTTGCGAGAGCAGGGTGTGATAAATGGGTGTGGCGCGAAGACTGGACCATTCCAAAACTTTCGTCCACCTTGCGCGGAGTTTTTCGAGGCGAACTGTGACTGGCATGACCATGGATACAAAAAAGGCGGTGGCTTCTGGCGCAAATTCGAGATAGATTATAAATTCTTCAGAGCGCAACTCCGGGACATTCACCGAACGTCGAAACCTTGGTGGTATCGAATATATCTCTACGGATGGGCGGTCCTCTATTACCTCGCGGTCACCATATTCGGCTGGCCTAGCTATGATTTGCGATTATGGGAAAAAACAATATAATTTGACAAACTAAACTCTATGAAGACAACCTGGATACCACCTATCATCTCGAAAATCCTCGGCATCAAAAATGCTGCAGGAACTACAATAAATCCTTCGACTGAAGAAACGGTCCAAGCGATCGCCTGAAAAAAAATAGGTGACTCTTTCCTTATAAATAATCTTCTTTCGTCGCTTAAAAGACTCACCGTGGACGTATCAGGTCAACTTCGAACGGTCGTCGCTGGAACCGTAGCGATATCATCATGAACCATCACCACGGTAACTACGGTCACCACATCCAATAGCTCCATAGGTGACTCAGGAAAAATAGCTACAATAATCACCACATCCAATAACAACTTCCAGTCAGGCGGTCGCCGTTTACTCCGTAAAGTTTAATCTCCCATGGCACTACAAAATGATGTCTCAAAAATGCTCGACCTTCCTCACGTCTTCCAGGAGGTCGTGAACTTCGCACCAGCCAACTCAGCGGCTGGTTCTTGCATGGATGATGACTGAGAGCGCTATATTTATAAACTGATATCAGCCACATCTTTCTGGAGATATGATACCTGGCATAATACATACCAGCAACTCGCAAATCCCACTGGAACCTTTGGTGCTGGAACCAGCATCCGATATACCAAAATGGTAGGGACTCAGCTCAACGGGGTACAATACGGGTCACTCTACGCGATCCTCTCGAGTGGTACTGGTGCTCCAGTATTCTCACGATACGACGTCGCGACGAATATCTGGACGGTCCTGAACGTGACCAATCTTCCTGCAACCTTTGGTACCGACAGCTCACTCATATTCCCTACTCCAGCCGTCAATGCATTCGACGCGGCTGGATATCACTCAGGCGTGCTTCGAACTATAACGACGACAGCACTAGCGAATGCAGGAGCAACGTCAATAGCAGTGGTTGCACTTCCAGAGGCTCTCGCGATCGGAACTCGTCTCAACTTTGGAACCAATGCAGCTCCAATATGGGCAACTCTTACAGCCGCTGCGGCTCTCAATGCCGTCTCGGTAACAGTGGCTCCACTCGTCGCTCAGGTGCCAAACGCCTCGACAGCTCAGTGGTACGGAAATATGTACCTCGTAGGAAATGCGTCCACTCAAATGTACCGATTCAACGTGGGTACGGCTGCATGGTCCACCACCTCTGCGAATTCTGCTAATCCAACGATACCAGCCGCTCCAGCTGCGGTGGGTGCTGGAGTATGACTCAGATGGGTCCCAGGCCTTGCAGGATACACTGATAAGCTCGTACTCATTCGAGGAGCAGCAACCGCGAGTGTTTATTCTTACGATTTCATAACCAATACATGGGCCACTCCCACACTTTACCCACTCACCGAAACTTTCACTGGTGGTACAAGTACAGGAGTAATGACAAATCCAAGTACAGGGAAACCAGATCGCATATTCCTCTCCAGCTCGAACTTCCAAAACTCGAATGTCAGGATCCTGGAGATAGACCTACTCAAGGGCCGAATCGATATGGTCTCCACTCTCGTACTCTATCCAACGGGTGCTGCGGTCGTGGGAGATAAGATGACAATTCTCCAAAGCCCCGATGGATACCAGGTTCTCTATCAATGGCTTCACACTTCGAACGTGGTCCTCCGTGATTTCTCACTATCCGTCCTTTAATAATTATTTATTATGCCAGCTAAAACGCTTTATTACAGGCCAATCGAGACTCACTTTATCGAAACCTTCCACTCATCTACGTGAGCAAAATATACCATCAAAACACTCGTCGCTTTCTATAGTGATGAGTCAATGGGTACTCTCACTTATACAAAGGAAATGACATTCGAAAATGTCGAATTTAGACCAGAGTGGATGGGTGTCATGGGAGAAATTTATGAACTCATAAGTAACCAAATATAATGATAAGAATCATATTCCCTTCGACGGGACTCACTCCAGATATTACCATAAAGAACACCGCCCTCGTGACGGTGTCTTCTGGCGAAATGACTGAGCTAGGTCCGACGAATGATGGACGCTTCTGGTACGGGTACAATTTCCAGGGAACCCCAGGACTCGAATATCAGATCACCGTGGATGCTGGCGCAACCGTGACCGATAGCGAACTCCGATACGTGAACTTCTGGGAGTTCGAAGATTATACGCCTGCAGATATAGAAGCTGCAATCATCACCGATGGAGATGGAAACGCGGTCCTCCAGGCGATAGCGGATAAGATAGGAAACGAAAACGTCTCGGCATCCACGATCGCGTCGGCAGTACGTACAAATCTCGCAACTGAGCTCGGAAGGCTGGACCAACCGATATCATCCATCCCGAGCGCAAGTACGGTGGCCGCTGCGGTCCGAACGGAACTCACACTCGAGCTCTCCAGGATCGATGCCGCGATAAGCAGTATCACGGGTGGAGGCGGTGGTGGATGAGAAAGCTCTGGAGGCGTCGGGTTTTACATGACAGGTGGTGGATGAGTCGATACGAAAGCAATCGAAAAGAAATTCACCGAGATCATGACTGAAATAAAGAAGGAACCAGAGAAATACACAAAAGCTCTCCAGACTGCGCAAAAGAGTATCGTGGACACGGTCAAAAGTATACCTCAACCGATCGTGAACGTGACTGCTCCAGACGTGAAACTCGATATACCTCCAGAGTTTCTCCAGGAGATCAAAACCATCGTCTCAAACTTCAATGAGTGAGCTGAAGGGAAAATCAAGGCCACAGAAGATGCCTACACGGTCATCCTTAAGAGATTCAGGGAAAACATTGCAGAGGACATCAAGTGAGCGGTCCGAAATGACCAGTCATGATTTGACTCTATTATTGAAAATGCTATACTTCGAGCTACAAGCGAATTCACCCAGGCGCTCTCCCATATTACTCTTATCGAAGAAGAATAATGATAACACTCCTCATAGTGGCCCTGCCGCTCTATCCTTTCCAGCTTCCGAAAGCATCACTACCACCAGCACCATACTGGTGGGTTTCTCGTCGAAAAACCTCTAAATTTTTCTAAACTATGACTGAACTCGACCTTCTCAATTACGATGCCGGGATAGATGTCCCGGATGAAAATGACATCCGCGCTGAAGAAATCCTCGACCTTGCAGAGCTTCTCCCCCAGAACGTCATGCTCGACCTTACAGCACCACTCAATCAGGGGTCAATATGAGCCTGCACGGTTTTCTGAACGTCAGGCGCACTATTTGAGACTGAACGTCAGGACGCACAAAATAACTGAGCTGCATATAACCAGCCATTCGATCCATGGAAGGTCTGGGAAAAAGCGAAGACTCGAGGTGCCTCAGATACTCGAGGATGGTCTCTCCAGGGAGCAGTATCACTCGTCTACGATATGAAGTACACGATCGGATACGCGAAGGTAGCAGGTCCAAAAAACACCGACCCTACACCTATCAAAAAAGCCCTGGCGAATCAATACGCGGTCGTCACTGGGTCCCAGAACGGTGACTGGTCCAAAGTTATCCAGACGGGTATATACTCCGAGAAATCAACTCCGAGTGGCCACGTCTTCCAGCTCAACTGATACTCCGATACTTACGAATTCCCGAACGGTGAAAAATGAGGATTCCACTCTCCAAACTCATGGGGTGGACGCGGAGGTTTCTGGATCCCGTATTCGATGATCAATCGACTCTATTCTGCATACGTCCAACTCGGTCAAAGTGACGCTGAAGCTCTCCGAGATTACCGAAATGCTCTCGCAAAAAAGTATGCGGATCTATCGCAAGCCAAAGGAATATGGAACTGACAGAACGGTGAAAATCTTGCTACGTCGGAGGAAATTCGTATAATGCTACTCCGCGCACTTGATATCATGTGACTTCGAACTCGCCAATACTGGGCTGATACTTTCCAGGAGAAAATACTCAAAGGGAAGGACCTCATGAAGTTATGGAATGAGAAAGAAGCTAAGAGAAACGCTACCAATGATGAACTAGCAATTATGTTCACCAGGGCGGTCACTCGAAACCCGGACACCGCGAAACTTACCCTTTCACGATTCCAGGTCGCAAGTATCATCGGCCGCGATTTTATTCCTAAAATCTAGCATGACACTACTCCTCCAGGAACGCGTCCACTCCCAGATTTTTATACTCATCGAATCACAAAAAAACCCACTCGCACGATATTATCGGAGTGGGTTTTTGTTTGCCTGCGCACTGGCTGCATTCCTCTTGCACATGCCTGGCACATCGTTTGCATAGCATTAGCAAGCCATTACGCGCTTTTTTGGAAATTTGCGAGAGGACGTGTCACGAAAGGAGACACTCTCTGCAGAACCTCGGAACCTGAAGGACGGTGGGAGTATCCCCCGTCGATTTTTCGTGTCAGCATTTTTATATCTTCCACGCTTTCTCGGTCCCCCAGGAGGGTCGCGATATCGGACCGAGTAAATTCTGTATTCAACACTCGGGCATTGTTCTCACCGCGAACCAGGACTCATAGATCCTCGAGCTTTTTCGATATCTCCGTGACGCGATATCGTGGGATGCCCCACTTCTTCTCGACGTCGTCTCGCTTAAAGCTACCGACCGTGAATAGGTGGTCCAAAAGCTCAAGGCGTGGGATTCCATCGATAGAGTCAACGGTTCAAGTTTCTCCCTCGATGCTATCCTTTAGGGACTCGAACATCTGGAGAAAGTATGAGAGGAGTCGTGAGAAATTGAAAACGAAAAGAGTCGTGACGATCGCCTTTGCAATGATAGCATTCTCCCACGTCAGGATCGCCCCAAAAACGTAGAGAGAGTCATCGGTGTATGTGAATACCACCGTAAGGAAAATAATCGCTAGAAACGAAAGAAACGAAAGAAATATCTGAGAGAGAGTCGAGGACTCCAGAACGTCGAGAATTTTTGATACGAGGATGGATGTAATGGATCGGTTCATAAGAAAAAAAGTTATCAAATAAGAAAAGTACCAGGCTAGGCTCTAAGGACAGGAGATGACATCATTAAATCAAATAACTGTCAAATAAGACAAGCCTGCTTCTCGGTGACGACGGGACGGTCCATGAGGTCCTCGAGTCAATCGATTATTCGAACTGGGATAGCGACGGGACCAGAGTAAGGCGTGAGATCCTCGATGAGAATCTTTGTGAGCGGTGCGCCACACGCCTCGAGGAAAGTCTCCTCGGTGGTTTTTCCTGAGAGATTGATAACAGGAGCGAGAGATGTAGAGAGATCAAGTGATACCATATTTGTATTGGTATTAGAAAGTAAAGGCGTTTCTGATAGTTTCTGATAGTTTCTGAAGCAGAAACTCATTGAAGCGAAGGGTGAAGTTATCAGATAACAGAGACATAATACCACATTATGCACGATAATGCAAATAAATTACTTGCATTATTCGGCATTATCCATAATATCACCCTACCTACCCATAACCATCTCACCATGAGAACCGACACCATCCGCAATCACACGATCGCGCTCATCTCCATTATAGCCCTTGCAATCCTCGGGGTCGACATCGCTCAGGCCGTCGCATTACCCTATGGACTCGGACTCGCTGGATCCGTCGGGGTTTCACTTTCACGGTAGGGAGGACTGGTCCTCCGGCTTTAGCCTCTAACCCTTTTATACCTATGACCAAAAAAGACACACCAGAGTCTCCACCAGAAGCTCCCCTCACCATATTCGAGGCGATGACTGCGATAGTCAAAGACCTCGGACCAGTCGCGAAGGATAAACGCAACACCGAGCAGAACTACCAATTCCGAGGAATTGACGCTGCCATGGACGCGCTAAACCCTCTCCTGGCGAAATATGGAGTCTTCCCTACGATCGCGGATATCGAGACGGTCGTCTTCGACCCTGTCGTTTCTAAGAACTGAGCAAAGGGATTCCACCTCATCCGTAAATATACCTTTGCATTCTACGCGAAGGATGGAACCCACGTCACCACCAAAATGGAAGGTGAAGCAATCGACTACGGTGACAAAGCCGTGACGAAATGCCAATCGGTCGCATACCGCGAAGCACTCTACAAAACTTTCTGCGCACCCTTCACCGCGAGCCTGGATATCGAGGATGACTCTCACGACCTCAAGCCTGAGAATGAGAACCAGACTCCACTCCCTCCAAAAGCTCCAGCACCACCAAAGCAAACCGCTCCAGCAAAAGGAGCAACGCCTCCAAAACCTGCTCCAAAAGCTCCAGAGAGACTCTGCACACCTTACGGTATCAAAAAGAACCAGCAGGTATGGGAGGACTACTGGATCATAAAGCAGAACGTCCGTAAGGATGAAAAGAACCCAGACGGGACTCCAAAAAACACCATGGAGAATATGTGGTCCACATTCGATGCTGAGATAAAAATGATTTTCTGAAAGGATAAAATCGAGCAGCTCACCATAAACGAGTCAATGAAGCTCGAGGACATCAACCGACGAAAACTCGCTGATATCATAGCTGAAGAATCACGACTCCGTATCGAGCAGCAGCCCGGGCATACTTCAGGATCACAAAAGACAGTACATACTAAACCAGCCAGCGTATGAAAAACCCAATAAGTGATAAAGGGATAAGCCTCGACCAAATCGGGATGCTCTGGATTCTTCACATCACCTACAAAATATGGTATGGTAAAGAACCCGGAAAGCGCATCACCCGAAAAGAGATCGAGCTTGCAATGAACCTCAAGCTATGACTTGATAAACACCACGACGCGGCTCTCCTCCGACTCGCGAAGCTGGGGTACATACTCCAGGAGACCGAGAATGACACTATTTATATCACTATCCTATAAAACTATGGTGGAAAAAATAAACCTTACAGATGAACAAATCGAGCTCCTCATGCGCGAAGTATTCCAAAAAGTGAGAGAGGAAAAAGAAAAAATACTTCCACCTCATATCGCGTACTCATGACGACACTGTAAGGTCCATTTCCGTCCTGATTATTGGTACTTTGTGAGAATGTGGTACGATCGGAAATATATGCCTACGAATGCAAGTTTCGGATGAGATCCAAACGGTCCAAGATTTTGGAGTCTCTGCCACCTGGTCCCTAAATGGACTGATGACATGCCACCATATATCGTCGACGTCTACAACCCAGAAACCAAAAAAAGCAACCTAACTCCTAACTAATTTTTATGACCTGACTCATCATAGACTACATCGCCTCCTACCGGGATGGCCACATCTCCGCGGATAAATTTCGAGAAGACGTATCGAACCCAGAGATCATCGAGCAAATAGACCTTGCTGATTTCATAAAGGACGCCTTCGATAGAAACCTCCTCTCCTGACTTCCTCCCATTGGATACTACGATCGGATCCAGACGAAACCAAAGCCGGCATTTATTCCTAACGCTATACCACACCATGGACGATAAAGAAAAAATCGCGATGCTCGAATCGGAAAAGCTCAGGCTTCAGGTCCGTATGAACCAGTACGAGGAACTCATGGAAAAATTGCTGAAAGCTGCGCAAATGACATCAACCCAGAATGATACACTCATCGACCTCCTGAAGCGATCGGATAAACTCATATTGCGAAACCTGGAATTTATGGAAAAGGTCCCAGAGCAACATCGCATCGCACTCCTGACGGGAATACTTCTCGGGATATCCATACTCCACTTCCTTCAGGGCATTCTTACAAATTAACTTGCAAAGTTCGGCATAATCAATACTATAAACGGCAGAAATTAACATTTTATATCATCCTATGGGAAAACTTTATAAACCACGCGAGGTCGTCGAGCAGAACCTTCTCGGTATCAAAGCCAGGAAGCTCCGACAGCTTATCACATCATGAGAGATTGAATCAATCAATACCTCAAAAGGTAAGAAGCCAAACTACCTCATCTCCGAGGAAGCGATCGCTGCATACCTAGAAAAGAACTCGACGAAAGCATCATAACCACATCGCTCTATGGCTCGCCCACGTAAGAATAATGCAGAATACTTCTCTCATGATGCAAGCCTCAGAAACCACATCAAAATCAGAGCGCTCCGATCGAAATACGAAAACAATATCGGATACTCGACATACAATATGCTCCTTGAGATTTTGACAGACGCGGATAACTTCAGGATTGAAAACTCACCCCTGCAGATAACCCTGGTAGCCTGAGACCTTGGCATCGACGAAAGCCTATTCACCAACATCCTCGACTTCATGGTATCGATAGGACTCATGCAACGCGATCCCGAATGGATATGGAATGACCATCTCCTGGAGAGAATGCAACCGGTCCTCAATAAGAGAAAGGTCATGCAAGAGAACTACCAGATCCGATGACATAAACCAGCTGAAGAAAAAAAGGGAGATGCACCACCAGCACCTCCAAAAGAACCCAAAAAAAGGAAAGCCTACCTCACCGAGGAAAACTGGGCCACATTCCTAGAACTCTATAAGACACCAGGAAAAAATAATGACTCCTCCATCTACAAAGCTAAAAAGCTCTTTCTCGCCCTGGAGAACACCTATAAGCACTCAGGTACCAATGAGGTCCGAGATACCTGGGAGGACATACAGAAATCACTCCCACTCTGGGTAAAATCCCAAAAGTGGATGAGCGGATATAAGCATATGGCGACGACCTGGATCAATGGCCACATGTGGGAGATAGAACCAGAACCATACAACCCTAACAAGGGAAAAGCACCTAATCAACAAAACAATGGAAAAGCAAGCTCAAAACCTGGATACTCCGACCACAAAGTGTAGGTCCTGCTTCGATAAAGGGTACACCTCAGACTATGGGAATACTCACATCAAAGGCATCGGAATACTCCCTAAAACATTTTGTAAGAGATGCGACCTCGGAAAAAATATGTATGAAGAGTGGCTCGCGCTCCCAGAGACCAAAGCTCAGATCGTGAAAGCCTTTGCAAAAGACCTTCTCGAGGCGCAGAACACGTCCCAGATACCTCCAAAGTTTCGCAGCTTCACGCTTGCAGCCCTGAGTAAAAATCCGGGCCTTTTAGCTATCATCGAAAAGTACATCGAGAACTTCCCATCGGACGGGTCCAAAGGACTCTATCTCTGGTGAAATATCGGAGCGTGAAAAACTACGACAGCCGCAATCGTAGCAAATGAACTCATCGGAAGGTACTGGACTGACTGCCTGATGATTAACTGGGCCACATGACTTTCTATGGTGAAGGACTCCTTTGATAATAAAATGAACACGACCGGGAAAAACCTCCTGGCACGCCTGAGATCCACAGGACTTCTTATCATCGACGACATCCACCAGGAGAAAGGGTCTGAATGGGTGCGAGAGCAACTCTTCATAACCGTGAACTACCGATACGAGCAAGGGCTCCCTACTATCATCACATCGAACTTCTCCATCGAGGATATCGCTGAGAGGTACAATGGACAGATAGCCTCCAGACTTATCGAGACGTGCGAAATCATCGAGTTCACTGGAGAGGACAGACGGCAGCAACAAAAATCTATTTTTTAGAACTATGAAAATCAACCACAACCAAATCCGAAAGTCAATGGCTCAAAACTTCAATGCAGCCGTTCGAAGACTCCAGTACCTCGGAATAAAAGACCAGAACACGGCAAGGTTCCTCGAAGACCTGCGACAGGATATCTCAACCACACTCTGTATCTACGAACCAGGAGACGAACTGTATAAGGACATGAGCGAGGA